TTATTTGTTCTACTAACAAAAGCATGTAATGGAAGCTTGTCATACAAGGCACCATAACGTGGAAGATATGCTTCTATTCTAAAAGCTTGACTACGTATGCTTTTTAGTGTAATCCAAATACAATATTCATATTCACCATAACCTCGCTCGAAATCATATAAAAATTCTTTTCGAACATAACTCTGAATTGGTGGCAAATTGGCGATTAAAAAACTCATTTTTTTATTCTTTCTTTATTTTAAATTGTATTAAAATTCATGTATTGATTCCATTAAATTTTTAAGTTTCTTTTGAATAAAATAGTTAAGTAAATTACTACGATTATTGATAATCGCATTATCATACAAGTCTAATGTTTGTTCTTTAATATTATTTGGAATAAAATCAAAATCAACGAGTTGTTGATTTCTCTTATATCCTCTTAGCATATCATCAGTACAAAATGTTTCTGGTTCTTTTCCATTCCACGTTTCTAATTTTTTTGTTGTGATGGGCTTTTGTCTTTTGTCAGAAACAAATACATCATCGTCAGACAAGAAATTAGGCACGCCGTCGCCAACATCACCTTTCATAATGTGTTCTTGAATAAAACGCGCGGGATTTGAACATATAATAAATTTTCTCTGAAGGGGACTATATTGTTCTACATTAGCATATTTCTGTAATTGTACAAAGTCCTTATCAGAGGATAAGATAAGAATAGGCATACTGTTACCAGCATTGATGCCAAGCTCTCCATAACGATGGCATATTGATGCGATGATATCATCTGCTTCAGCATGAGGTATTTGAAGAACTTTATACGGAAAATACGTGCGTAACTCTTCACGAATATTATTAAGAATATTAAAAATTAAGTTCCAATCTAGCTTCGAAGTTTCACGATTTTTTCTTCTATTATATTTGTAGTAAGGAAATATATCACGACGCCAATAATTTTTATCGTCACAACAAATGACAAGTTCGCCATATTTTTGGCCAAACTTTATACGATACATACGCATTGAATTAAGTATCGTGTGACGAATAATACCTTCATCGATAACAATAGAATTGTTATTAATTTGTACCATTAAATTAGAAATGCAAATCTGATTAAAATCAACAAGTATCATATCTATTCTCAAATTTTAATTATAATGCATTAATCATATTCAAATGTCAATAAATTTTTATGCTATATTATCATCAGGAGATGTAGTATCATTTTCTTCTATTTTTCTTAACTCAGAAATAAAATGATCGATTGGCCCTTTAAGAGGATGGGTCATGTCAAGACTTTGATACAAAGTTGATTTAAGGCTTTCAACAGTAAATGTGAAATTTTTGATAAAATTAACATCATCTATTTTAAATCCATGTAATGCAAGCTTATTGATAAGCTGCGTAGAATAATGCGCTACAAGATGATTGATGTAAGTTTTTTTGTTTTGAACAAAGTATTCGAGTAATTGTTCTTTAGTTTGTGGATGAATATTTCCATTCACAGGAAACTGTAATACGTTATTTGATTCAAATTTTTTCATTTGATTACCTTAAGCAAAATAATATCTTTATTGATCCTGCCATTTGGAGCACATTCTTTACTATTTATTTCATTCATAAGTTTTCTCAAAATAATTTTTCCACCAGAAAGAATGGTTGCAAGCGTTTTTTCTGGCTTTCGTACAGTCTTACTTATTGAATTGTCTTTATCCCAACCCGTCAATGTGGTGCCTTTAAATGAAAATCCAGTTGATCCAAGGGCATCATATCGAATGAGTTTACGATATTTTACATTAAAAGCCCACAATTGATTGGCGCCTAATATATCTGCTGGATTTACACTAACAATTTTATACTCCTTGGACTCTTTGAGATATTTAAGATGCGATAACTGCTTTTCAATAGAAATAGGCTTCTTTTTTCGAGCCTTACGAACTGTTTTTTGATTTTTACTCCATGTGCCACTATCATGCACAATATTTTCAAGAAATTCGATATAGTTATTAAGTTGAGCCGGAGTAAGATTTGAATAAGCTTCAACTAACTGACTATCAGTCTTTTTCCGCGTATCGTTCATTTCTTGTAAAATTAATTGATAATAGCGATGAATAGCGATAGCGTGCTGAGGTTTTACATTGTTTGTCTGTAACCATGTATACATATTAAATTTAGAAATATTTTTATAATTATTTAAATAGAATGTATCCAATTCAGTTTCCATTTCACTTATATATTCGTTAGTTTTTTCACGAATTCTATCTTGAATGGAAACTACATTTTCGTTATCTTTTATTGTAACTTCTTTATTAATCGACTTGCCGAGTTTTACATATTCGTCAAGTTTTTCATTCATTTTTTCCAATACTTTTTCAGGCAGTTTGCATCCCATGAAAATCATGCGCGCATTATAACACGTCACACAATCTATCTTATAAGAGTTAATCTTTTTTAGAAATGCAACTTCTTTTTTATCTCTATTTTCAGGATAATTATCAAAAAGAAGATTGGATGCTGTCTTTTTACCGTATGTATAATTATACCAATTGTACGCTTTATCAAGTTGAATACTTGATGCAACTTCGTCAGTCCATGTCGGCTCAAATCCTAGGTATTTTTCCTCAAGAGAAGCCGAAACTTTCCTTCTCACAATAAACTCCTATCTCTATCTGTAATTAAAGAATTAATCATACTCTTATTTTAAAAAATAGTCAATCATTATTTTTATATTTTTTTTATTAACAAAATCAATCACTTACGATCATTTGAAATTAATGTTTTAAGAAATACTTCCCATTCAGGAATTCTACTATCCCACGAATAAAAATTATCTGAATATATCTTTTGAAATTTAAGTTTTGACATATGATTGTCTTCCCAATAATTGTCTATAACAACATCTAATATTCGTGCAAAGCGATTTGCATGAATATTAACATCTTCATGAAATTGATACATTACAGCAAAATTGGCGCAAGTTTCTGCAAGTGCAGCATGATTAGGACAAATAACACAACACTTAGCGCTCATTGCTTCCATCATTGAAATACACGAAGTTTCTGGCCAAATATTTGGATATGCAAAAATATGAGCATTTTTCAAAGCTTCTCTAATTTTATCATTAGATACCACTCCGTGATATGTAATGCCGGGATGATCATTGCAACGATCAAATACTTTTTGATATGGCTCATCTCGATGTGGCCAGCCATAAATTTTGAACGAAGAATAAACATCTAAATGGATTTTGTCTTTATGTTTTTCATAAAGAGCTTCAAATGCTGGAACAAGAAGCTCTAAGCCGCGATGTGGAGTAGTATGATAAATTAAACGTAAAGGACCTTCACGATTTTTTTCATGATCTTCAATAGGATCAATTGCATTATGTAATACCATACTTTCTTTGTAAGGAATAGAATGAGCGAGATGATACGTTTGAAATTGATAATTAGAAACAAAAACAAGTTTACTAAATCTTTTTCTTTTTTCTTCTTCGCGAAGATGTTGCACTTCAGGATCATTCCAAGTATCGTGCAACACAAGAATGTTTTTCTTTTCTTCACTTATATTGCGCACGCGAGAATGAATAATATTAAAATGTTTTAATATATTAGGATCGATACGCTTTAGAAGATTCTCGCGTATCATTTCAGTTCCGCCTAACGCGCCAATTACATTTCCATTTTCGTCTATATTATCTTTAAATTTATCATCTTCATTCAAACCAGTAATAACAAATTTCATTAAATTTATTCCTCTGTCTGTGTGTTTTCATTGCCTTGAGGAGAATGAGAACGAATAAGTAAATATCCTCCAAATTCTCCCCATAAATCTTTGGCGTTAATGCGAATGAATTTTTTATTTTTTTCATTTTCATTTGGATTTTCAATAGTAAGTACAACATTTTTTCGAGCCTTCCAAGCGCGTTGCTGATTAATCAAGCGCAGGGCACTGTTTGCTCGATACTCTTTTTTATGAGCTTTTTTTGACCAAAGAGACATACTTTTATGTTCGCCCTTTGATTCTAAATGTTTACGTTGTTTCTTTTTTGACATCTTTTACCCTCAAATAATCTTTCATTAATATTTTTTTATTTTTAAAAAGTGAATTATAAGTGCAGCAAATCCAAAACTTCCTAAAAATGAAAGAAATAACAAAATTGCTGCAATTAAAAATTTATCATCACGACCATCAGCAAACGCATCGGTCATATAAATCATAGAAAAATTTATAAGTGCTGTTGAAAATAAAATTCCACCAATCGCAAGACAAACTGATACAAAGTATTTGTAAAATGTTTTTAATTTAATTTTCATATTAATTGAATATAATTCTCTAATTTGGTCTATATTGTATAAAGTAATCCACCAGCTTCAACATATGTTCTCATTTGAAGTTTGTATCCTGTTGTTTGACCCATTGCATCAAATCTATATC